AAAATTGTATCTCCATACCCGTCAGTTTCTGGTGTAACTCTTTCGAATGAATAAAGGTAACTCATTACGCACCAACTTTCATAGTAGAATTGTAGCAAGCATTTTCAAATTTCTCTGGTGAAAAATTGTCGTTGTCTGCTTGAAAGAAATCTGCGAAATCCATTATTAAATCCTCGAATAAAGTTTGAGGTATTTCATCTTGGTATGCTCGCAAAATATCCGATACATTAACATAGTCTTTTCTTGTCATCATTATAGGTTTTCCCTTCGTTGTTGTTATATTCTAAGTCTAGCCTAAGCCACTGACAATAGCCAATCCAAAATGCGGATAAATTGGACATTTCTTAAATTAGTTTTGTGAGATAGCACACATAAGTTATCCACAAAGTTATCCACAGACCCCAGGGGGCAGCGACACGCCCGAGTGCGTTACATTGAAATATAAGGGTTTTAGTAACACTCTCCGCAAATTGGATAATAGTAGTCGCCATCGTCGGTTATAAATTGCGTAGTGTCTTGATTACAAGATGAGCATTTATTCATTGTTACACCTCCAATATTTCTTGTGGTGGTGCGTCGCTATATACATACTTTAGATTTACTAAATCTATATAGCGAAAGCCACTTACTAAAGATTGTTTACCGCAAGAGATACAAGTCCTATCCCAAGAGTCCTGACCAAAATTACAATCAGGACAATAGGCACACGCACTATCTAATTTATATTTCATTCATCCCACCCATATTTCTCAGCCCTTAGCAATAAGCCAAAGGCTAACACACCAGCAAGCGCAACAAGTCCAGCAGATACGAAAGATATTAAAGCCCAATAGTTCATTATTTACACGCCTTTTCAAATAGTTCGGAATTAAAATTGGAATTATCTCTCTCAAAGAAATCAGAGAAATCCATTATCAAAGTTTCAAGTACGCCAGCAGGCATATCAGTATTTTTTAGAATATCTGCTACCTCTTGGTAGTGTTTGCGTGTCATCATTATTTAGACACCTCCCATTTTGACCAACGACCTAAGCGGTCACTATCAAAGTCAATATAGAAGCACTCGATATTTTGTTCACACTCTATACAGAAAGTATAGGCAACCTCATCAACGATAGAGATGGCACTCTTGAAAGGAGTGTGAGTATGGATTTTATTTATTGTTAATGTAGTCATTTTGACCACCTTTCTTTTTTGTTATGGTTTAAGTCTAGCAGGTACCACTGACATTTACAGTGATTATGTCAAGTAAATATCAGACATATCGGACAACTCTCAATGTGTTACTGATCACACTCGCAAGGCGCATAAGGGTCAAACTCGCAATAGTAGCAACCTTGCGCCTCGAAATGCTTGTCGCAATAGTGGCGATATTGGACCTCGTCGCAGTGGGTGAATTGGGTGTAATCGGTTAAATAGTACCGATTTAGGGGCATTAGGACTAGTGTAGTCATTTGGACCACCTTTCTTGTTGTTATATAGGCAATTTTACCAAACTTTAGGATTATAAGCAAATTAGACATGCGGATAAATCGGACATTTTCAAAAGTATTTTTGTTAGATACATCACAGTACAAATCGGACATTTCGGGCGGGGCCCACGGGCAGGCCCAGGGGCGATGTCCGTTTTGCCCTAGTTTGTTGTGTGAGGTACATTACACTTTGGCAATATGTCCGGAATCGCCCGATTCTCGATTTGAGAATGTCAGTTGGTTCGTGTATAATTCAGGGTATAAGGAAGTTAGGGAAAGTCCCTAAACTAGAAAGGCTCAAAATGAAAATATACCAAGTTTTCGAGAACTACGAGGACGGCGCAATAGGCACCTTCTCAACAATAAAAAAAGCAGAAGCATTTATTAAAAAAGAAGATGCTAAGCGTTTAGAAAATATATTAAAAAACTTTGGAACTACAGAAGGTTTCAATTACAAAATTAACTATATCGAAGAATTCGAGGTAAAATAAATGACTTACTTTACAAATCAAGATGAATGGCAACAAGTACCATTCGATAGAAAGTCCCCTAATTATAGAGGTGATTCGCTTCCAGAGTGGAAGAAAAAAGAGATACGAAATAGTATCGCTAAGGCTCAGTCAATACTCAACTCCATGAGTGAGATTGAGCGAACAGAGTTCGCATTACGAAACTCTAGATTAAATCCTAGTATAGATTGGAGTTTATAGAAATGGGTAATTTATTAGATGTGATAGCAGTAGATTGCGTTGAGTGTAACAGCGCAGGATTTGTTTTTTACGGTACAGAAGGAACATTAGTTATGCCATGCGAATGCGAAGGGAATAAATAAATGATAAATATCAAACTAACTACTACACAAGGTACAGAAAAAACTATGTCCTTTGATGAGATTGCTAAGGCGCACGTCTTTGTTGATAACTTGCCTAAGCGATTAAATAAAACAACACGGGTGCGTGTTGACTGTGATTTATTAGGATTGAATGGGTGGGTACAAGGTACACAGTAAATCGAATAGATACGGTGGGCATACCCTTACGGTGTGCTCACTAATTTTTTTTGTTTATTTTTTTTATATACATGTATCGTACATCTGCAAAATATATTCAGATTTCTGTAAAACCACTTTTCCCAAATATAAAATTTTTCAGAAATTCAGAAAATCGGGTATATAATGAATACATGGAAAACAATGGTTTTGCATTGAAGGTTTTTCAACAAGAGGTTTGCGATCAATGCGATTGTCAAACGGTACTGGATCCAAACCCTAATTGGCACCAAGACGAATTATTTAATCAGCCACTCAACTGATTTGCTCTGATTTTAATCTCTGGTGCTACTAATTTAGACAATTCTTCAACATTAATCTGATAAAAAGATTCAAGCGAAGTATTCAAGTTTTGAGACACCTTAAAATCCTTTGTAAAATTAATAAAGGTATCGTTACCTTTAGCAGCCACAAGTCTTGCTGTTATGTATGCGCCTGTGTAGTACCAGTGTCCATCTATTGATGTATAATCACCATTTAATGATTTAAAAACTAATGATTGAATCTGCAAAACATCAGCCCTTTTTAAAAAAGTTTTTGCTTCAATGGGAATCCACCCAGATCTAAAATAAGTGTCCCAACTATTTTCAACGGAATCAGAGTCAATAGAAAGTGCCATTCCATAAAAATCAGCAAAGCCCTCAATTAATACAAGTGGCAGGAATATTCTTTTTGGAATACCACTTTCCATAATTTTTTGCTGTGCTATATGCGTATATTCATGTGGTACAAATTTTTTCATTCCTATGCTTTCAAAATCACCAGATGTGGACATGCATCCCCAAAAGAAGGGTTGTACTCCAGAAATTGCTCCACCCTGATTGCAATTAGAGCCGTACGCCTTCCACGAGGCCTCCGAAGCATCAAACCCTCCACCATTCAATCCATACTTTGGCCACATTGAACTTATCCACTGATAATCCTGGACCTCTGCGATTGCAACAACTATTTCTTGGTCTATTTTCCAATATGTATTCCAAAAGGCAATAGATCTATCAAGTAATTTAATATAATCTTTTGCTCTTTCTTTATTTGTTGTTGGTCCTGTTAATAATGTAATTTTTGTATCACTGTTTACTTTTGAATCAATTACTTTTCTCACTGATTTGTCTGCTATCGACATAATGTTTGTAGGGGCAGGTTTATCTAATGGCCAAAAATCTGGAACCTCTTGGATTGGTTCTGGCCTAGAACTGATTACTGGAGAAGGTTCAATAACTTTGGACGGATTTGGTGTTGGTGTTGCTACAACTTTTTTAAATATTGGTTTTTTAACAACTTTTACTTTATTTATTGGTTTTTTAACGGCAGATTGAGATGGAACAGCAAAAATTAATAAGAATGAAACAGATAGTAATAAAACCTTTGATTTAAACACAATAGCCTTTCGTAGTCGCTATATTAAGTATATCCAGGATATATATAAAAGTCAAGTTGCTGGTTTGATAGGACTCGAACCTATAACCTGTCGGTTAACAGCCGACTGCACTGCCGATTGTGCTACAAACCAATGTTATTTATTTTTCTGTATTTTTGCCAAGCCCATAACGATTTTTAAATATAATTTTTTTAATTCCATTATGTTGTTCTATTGGAGAATTAAAGAACCAATCCTCTGGTTCTGCGTAAACAAACATAATATTGCAAACAACATTTTCTTCTGGATTTGGATAATCTTTTCTTCCATGATCTTGGGCTTCTCCATAAAATGAAACTATGTCATTTTCTTCCATTGTAAATTTTTCTTCTTCAACATAAAAATCCCAAGGATATTTTTGATATAAACAAAAATCTAAAACATATCTATTACAATAAAAATCTTTATGCATTTCAAGATTTGCCTTATCTTTATACAAACAAATTATTGCATATGTTGGCATTAAGGTTTCTGAGTTAAAACTTTTTTTAGCAAAATCAGTTAAAAAATTATGAGTCTGATAAGTTAAGTCAACAACTTCATCAAAATCTTTTGGTCTTTTGTTTTTTGGAAAACTCGATTCAATTTCAGTAACATCAACAGGTTTATTTACCTTTAAGTTGCCATCTCTAATAGCCGTAAAACAAGTAATAGTATATCTTCCAAAATCTTTATTATATGTAACTCCTTCTAAATCTAAAGACATTACTTTATCTTGGTAGTTATCAAACATATCCTTGTCTAATACATTTTTATGTAACTTTGCCTGCATATCTACCATTTTCCTATCGGACATTTAGCCTCTTGTAGTATTACTTTAAGTTTCATAAAACATCCACACTTTTTACATTGGTTAGTATTTTCTTTGTACCATTCACATACCCTGCAAATTTCTAATCTTTGATTGCTTAATTCCTCAGATGATCTAGATTTCTTAGGATTTAACAAGTCCCAAGGCTTAACATCATCCATCTATCTATTATACCTCATCCAAATCTTTATAGGTAACACTATATTCTCCACCATAAATTTCGGCATAGGAGATTATATCTTTATTGTACCTTATAGCAGTATTTTTGTCAACTAATCCCGTTTTATATTTTTTAATTGTTGTTAATTCACCAGGAAATGCAAAGTTCCATGCAGAATGTTTATTTAATGCGGTATTCATTTCAACTAGATACTTTTCTAGTCCTAGTCTACGAGATACCAAACCTTGCTTGTCTTCATATTCCTTTGCCACTTCGGAAACATCTACTTCATCAGATAAAACATATCGGACATTCTCATCATCCATCCTAGTAGACCAATTTCGCATATTCTCTGCATAGTCGACAGCATTTTTATATGTCGAATCTGCATATGCCATGCGTTGTTTGTCTAAAGTGGTGGTTTGTGCCTCTATTGCGAACGCGATTAAGTAACAGGTTGCGTAAGGAAACTTTTCGTTATACTTTTTGGTGGCGAAGTGAACATTTGGATTAAAAGATTCGATGCAGATGTTATCTTCCATAAGTCGCATATGATTTCCAATTGACGCGAACTCTGAAGTATTCATATCGCAGTCGACAAACAAACATTCCGCCGGATCTATACCTTCCGCCAAACATAAAATACTTTTGTCATATGTGCCGACAACTCGATGTCCCAAATTTCGAGAAAGAAGTGTGGCGCTCATTAAACCATCAACATCTGGAGATATAATTATATTTTTTGAGTATTCAAGCGTACTGAGTATTTCTTTTTTCAAAACTCTCCTTAAATGATGATATAATAATCCTACAATGAATGCACAAGACTGGTTGGGAATGATTCTTACATTGCTATCAATTCTAGCACTAGTTGCAGGCGGAGTCAAATGGCTTGTAAAACATTATTTATCCGAACTGCGCCCGAATGGTGGATCTAGTGTAAAAGACCAGGTCAATAGGTTAGAAATTAAAGTTGACAAACTGTATGACATTTTAATCGAAAATCGAATTTCAGATTCTAAGTAATATATATATAATATATATAATATATATAAGATATCTTTTATATATTTAACTTAAAGATACATCTTTTTTCTTATATATTTTAAGTATACACGAACTTTCCTGATCTGTCAAATGAAAAACCGTATGGTATAATAATTTTATGAGTTATGTCACCGCTTCCATTGATCAAGTAGGTGCATCTCCAATAAATATCCAATGGAAAGTAGTTCGTGGAGATTCTGCAACTCTTAAAGTAGAATTTTTAGAAGATGATGAAGTTACCTTTGTAGATATTTCTGATTGGACATTTGTTTCTTCTTCTTATGATGCCTCTGGTGATACTTTAGATGAATTGACCGTTGAAAAATATACTGGTTATGTTATTATTACTGCTACCTCTGATATTACAAAACTTTGGGGAAGTGGTTATAGAAATACCGTTTTAGAATTACCGTTTGACTTGGAAATTATTATTCCTAACGATATTTCTGGAGCGATTGAACCAGAAATTACTTGGACACCACTTATTGGAACTATTGTAGTGCTTAGCGATATAACAGGTACGGCATTATGATTATTAAAGTTACTTCACCTGCAGTTACACCGTCTAAAGTCATTAAGGTTAACTTAAAAACCTTTATAATGAATAAGTGAGTATAAGCAAAAAGTCTGATATTCCAGGCATGCAATCAAAACCTAAGTATGGCTATGCCGAAGCAGCAGCAGAAACAGTTATAGAAACAAATAATCCATCAGTGCCCGATATAGACTACAGAATACTTGTAGGGCCACCAGGACCACAAGGAATTGCTGGCAGGCAAGGAGAGATAGGGCCAAAGGGCGATAAAGGGGATCCTGGGCCACAAGGTCCAAAAGGTGAAAGAGGACAAAAAGGAGAGCCTGGAACTCCTACAGTTCTTACAAGCGATGGAGTAGTTTCTGGAGTTAGAAAGTCTGGTTGGGCATATTATGAAAATTTAGATCAATCACAAATTCGTGTAGGGTTATCTAGCGGAGATGAAGGATGGGTAAATATATTAAATGATGCAAAATCCGAGGGGACAAATGAACAGTATTTACCAAAAGGAAATGTAAGTCTATGGAGCGCAACAAGTCAACAATTAAATTTTAAAGGATTAGATATAGGAACCAGAGTTGAAATAACTTATTGTTTTGAATTAGAAACATATGGAAATAATACTGAGGTTTGGATAAGAGCCTTTTCTGAAAAAGCAACTTTAAATTCAACACAGTTTGTAGCAAACCTAAAGTATAAATATCTTTATGATTTTTCAGTTACCCAAACCTTGTACATAATAAATGACAGAATTAGAAAATATGGAATTAACCCACAGATTAGAGCAGATTTTGACGGGGATGTAAAAGTCAAATCTATCCTAGTCCACATTTCTTAGTGGTATAATAAGATCATGGCATTTCCTGGAACATACAACTTTGACTATTATCGTGGAGACACATTTGAATTTGTAATTACCCCAAAAACTTCTACAGGAGCAACATTTGGTCTTTCTGGTTATAAATCAGCAAGTCCAGCAAGAGATGCAATTTTTACAATATCTACAAGTAGAGGAGATAGTCCAACCACATCAATTAATAATGAAGACCATAGTGAAAAATTATCAGCAACAATAAATACATCAACCAACATCATTACTTGTACAATTAAACCAGATGCCAGAGCAGACCTGGTCGGAGGATCGACATATTATTACGATGTTGAAATTTTTAACGGTGCTGCATTAAGATATACTCTTTTAACAGGGGAAATTACAGTAACTGATGATGTAACTGGTGCCTAATGCCAGAGGTCATAGTGTATGAAACTTCTAATATTTTTGTTTATAATGATACAATAAATGTCATTTTAAATACCGCCCCAAATTTAACTGGAATTGACGAAGAGATAGAAGTAACTCAAGCAAACAACATAACTATAGTTACAGAGTAGTTTTTTATTAATATGGTATAATCTTTGTATGGCTGCCACAAATATTGGTTCTTCTAAATACCCTCTTGCAAAAATACCAGAAATGTCTGATCCAGCAGATATTCAGGTTGCATTAAAGTACTACCATTGGGGACAAGAGGCAGAGCCAGTAGGAACTGCAACTACGGGAATTTCAAAATATCTAGATGACATTGATACAAGAATTGATGGAATTGACACAAGTCTGGCAGGCGTTGTAGAAGAATCAATTATTGATGCAAAAGGCGATTTATTAGTTGGGTCTGCAAATAATACATTAGACAATTTACCAATTCCAGCAGAAAGTAATGGATATCTTTTAACAGCAGATACAAATGAAGCATTAGGGGTTAAATGGGCTGCACCTACAGGAGCATCAACTTCAACACCTGGAGTTGTTCAATTGTCAGATTCAATATCAGAAACCTCATCAGTTAAAGCAGCAACTCCAACAGCAGTAAAAGCAGTTCAAGATGGCAAGTCAGATATAAACTTTACTATTGAAGCAAAAACAGCAGACTATCCATTAGTTTTATCTGATAAATACAAAATTATTGAAATGAATATTGCATCAACTGCAAACACAGTTACTATTCCAAATAACTCAACTCAAGCATTTCCAACAGGTTCACAGATTACAATTATTCAAACTGGTACAGGAGTAACAACAGTAGCAGTTGCTGCAGGAGTAACTTTAAATTGCACACCTCAAGTTTCTTCAAATGCAGCAAGATTAAGAGCACAGTATTCATCTTGTACATTAATTAAACGAGCAACCAATACTTGGATTGCAATTGGCGATCTGAGTGCATAATGCCATTACCACCAATATCTTCAGGTAGTGGAGGAATACAACCAGGAACTCCAACAATTGGAACTGCAACAGCAGGAAATGCTAGTGCATCAATTACTTTTACAGCCCCATCATATTTAGGAAAACCAACGGGAACAACTTACACTGCAACTTCCACTCCATCAGATATAACAGGAACATCATCAACTTCTCCAATAACTGTTAGTGGTTTGTCAAATGGAACAGCCTATACATTTAAAGTAAAGTTAGGAAATGGTGTTGCCACATCACTAGAATCTGCTTCTAGTAATTCAGCAACTCCAGTTGCACCACCTCCTCCTCCACCACCAACTACGCCACCACCAACTACGCCACCACCAACTACGCCACCACCAACTACGCCACCACCAACTACGCCACCACCAACTACGCCACCACCAACTACGCCACCACCAACTACGTCACCACCACCACCACCTACTTCAAATTATTGTAGTTCTGCAGATTATTATGAAGGAGAATGCCAGTCATTCCAAAATTGTGGCGGTAATGCACAAAGCGGATGTGTAGGCATATGAATTTAGTGTATAATTAAATTATGATTACTGATAATGACATATATTGGGAAAAAGATAAAAATGATAAACCATTTATTGCAATTGGTTTTGGATTAGATGGAATTTTAGTTTTTGATATGCCATCATATGTAGAATTTTATGATTTGTTAAGAACTTCAGACTCTATGATTAATACAACAGAAAATTATACTATTATTGATTTTATAAAAAATGGAGTAGTAGTAGAAACTTTACATACTTCAGAAATGCTGGGCAGTTTAATTTGCAGCAGTCCAGATGTTTTAGAAATTTATCGTCCACCAAACGAAGATCAAAGAAATAAAAATAGAGGCGTTATGGTAGGACACACTTATGATGAATTTGGAAATTTTACAGCACCACAATCTCTTACATCTAGTCCAATGAGACCATATGACTACAAACAAACCAGTTAGGCCTTGGGATTTATTTAATGCAAAAAAACCAAAACTTTCTCAAGAGTTTCAAAAAGAAAGAATGGATATTTGTTTAGGTTGTCCTGAACTAATTAAATTAACACATCAATGTAAAAAGTGTGGTTGTTTTATGGAATTAAAAACTAAACTTGCAGAAGCAAGGTGCCCGATTGGAAAATGGTAAAATTTATGTTTCTATAGCATCCTATAGAGATCCATATTTACAAAGCACAATTGATTCATTATTTTGCGAAGCAGATAACCCAGACAATATTACTGTTGGATGTTTTATTCATGCTTTAGAAAAAGAATTTGAAACTTTAAAATTAGAAAGAGTCTATGATGAAAAGGTTAAGTATGAGATTGAGATTCCTGGGCAAATTTTTAGTGTTACAGAATGTAGAAATCGTTGTTTAAAATGGCTTGATGATAGTTATGATTATGTACTTCAAATAGATTCACATTCAAGATTTGATCAAGGATGGGATACAAAATTAATTAAAATGTTAAAATCCACAAACGACAATAAAGCAATACTTAGTGGAGCGCTTCCAGTTTTTGATATTTTAGAAGACGGTACAGAAATAAAAAAACAACAAAACTATCCAGTTTCATTCATAATGCATAGTGATACAACAAAAGAAAATTTACTTCATTCTTATGATTTATCTCCAAGAGGACAAATTTTAACAACACTTCCAAACAAAGAATATGCCATTGATTGGTACCTAGCCGGACATTTTATGTTTTCTTTAAGTGAGTATTTTAAAAAAATTCCACAACCAGATTGGGTTTTATTTTGGGGAGAAGAAGTTTTAAATGGAGTTAGAGCCTTTACCGCTGGGTATAACGTTTACATTCCAAAAAATGTTCCAATTTATCATTTATATTCTGATCGAATAAAAAGACCAAGACTATCACAAGATTTTCCAAAAGAATATTTTCCTAAAAGAGACTATACAACTAATAGAATTATTGATATACTAATAGGTAAAGATATTAAAAAGGATGATATTTTTTATGAAAGAAGTATGAGCGACTTTTATATACACGTTGGATATAATCTTGGAGAATTTTTTGATTTTTGGAGAAAGTGGAGAAAAGAGTTAATTGATGTTGGAAGAAATGTTTAAGGCAAAGGTGGTTGAAAATTTTTTGTCAATAAAAGATTTAAACATAATTTTAGACTATGTAAAACTATCTGATAAATGCGTTACAATATAAATATGAAACACTTAGCGCCAGGAATCGCTGTATTCGATAACGTATTTATAAATTCAATGGATAGCATAAATAAAATATTAATTTAAATAATATTTATATATTAATCAGGATACCTTGCTAACCACTCTTTAGTCTTCCAAGTAATACCCTTCCAGGCAGACCAGTCTTTACCACCATTACTCATATGATAAGCAATCTCTGCATTTTTAATGGGATCAAATAAATCTTCATTGGACTCTAGATTAAATTTATCCCGTCGATCTTGACCCATTGATCCTAGCATATTGATTTGAAATAATCCATAAGAGTTGTCTCCAGTTTTTCTATTTGGATTCCAAGAATTAGGAGTACCCATAGATTCTTTCATTACCGTTGCCCAAGCAACTTTAAGGGAATAGCCTTCAAACCCTACAGACTTTAATATTTTAATTAGTTCATCTTTTTCAAGAGGGGTTCCATATTTATATTTTTTCTTAGTTTTATTATTTTCTTCCTTAGAAACTGAAAAAACCGCCTCAGCGGTTTGGGTTTCACTTTTTGACACGGTACTACTCAAGTTATTTTCAGC